GCTATACACACCTTCTTTATAACTTATATGTTTACTTATCATGATATTTGTTTTACTATTAAACTAACACCTGTTACTACCGTTATAGCGTTCATTGAAGCATTTGATGCAGCTTCTTTCCAAACAACTAATCTCCAATAATACTGAGTAGCACCTTGTGTAACTAAAGTTTGATTTGTAGTAGAACCTTTTCTTACGCTACCAGTACCTCTATCATATATAAAAGAAGTAGATGGATCATAATCAGTCCAAGTCATAGTGCTACCATTGTGAGTGCCTCTTTGTAGTTTAACACCGTTTAGTATTCTATTATTTACTATATTTGTATTACTTAAAACATTCCATTGATACTCCCAGTCTCCTTGAGTAGCTGAATACCAAGCGTAAGAACTATTAGAAATACCACCTAGACCACTTGAACCCGTCAATACTATAGTATTAACAGTAGATACTAACTGCTCGGTATCGTATGGTATTACTACCGCGTTTCCTTCTCCAGCAGTAGCACTAGTTGTTACAGTACCAGAACAACTTACTAAAGAATAATTAGGCGAACCAAAAGGTGGTGTTCTTAAACTTACAGCGCCAGAGCTTACAGAAAAATGATTACTATCAAAACTAGCTACACCTTTATTAGATGTAGAAGCTTCTTCGCCTTCTATAGTAATAGTAGTACCACTTATTTTCGTATCTATACCTTCTCCACCTCCTATAAAAAAATCAGCAGAACCAGCTGTATCTGATGCTATATTTTCATCATCAGCTTGAAATGTTACACCTGTTATATCTCCTGTGTTAGTAGTATAACCTGCTCCATTTGTTATAGCATTATTATTTAACGATATATTAGCTGTACCATCAAAACTAACACCTGCTATAGTTCGTGCTGTTTCAAGAGCTGTTGCAGTAGCAGCATTACCTGTAGTGTCTGCAGCATTGTTTGGAATATTACCAGATACAATTTCACTTCTAATTGTAGCAGATGATTTGTTTTCTACATTGTTAAGTGATAAATCAGTTTTAGTTTCTGCAATACTTCTACCTTCAATAGTGTTAGCATCAGTAAACTTTGCAAAATCATCATCAATAGGACTACCTGAAGTGTCTACAGTTCCTGTGTTAGTAGTAAATCCAAAAGATTGTATTCTATCATTAATAGCAGCTGAAGTCATTAATGTAACATCATCATCTGAAAAAGTTTCACTACTATTAGTTATTGAATCGCTATTAAACTGTTCTATGCCTAAACCAGAAACAGTTAAAGTTACGTCTCCAGAACTACCACCACCAGATAAACCTGTACCTGCTGTAACAGAAGTTATATCACCAACATGTGTATCAGAGTCTGTAGCAGATGTTATACCTGTAACATGACCGTATGTATCTAAAGTTATGTCTTGTATAAACGTTCTACCACTATTATTTACGCTAGCTTGAGATGATGTGTCGTCATGATTAATAGTAACTGTATCAGTAGCACCAACAACTGTACTAATAGCATTACCACCAGCTATATCTAAAGTATTACCATGAGCTATAGTTTGATTACTACCACTATCACCTGTTAATGTAAATTCAGTTAACTGATTAGTATTAGTGTCAGACACTGTATTAGTAAATGTTATCTTGTCTCCATCTCTAGCTATTGATAATCCAGTACTAGCTTCTAAAACTACATCGTCAGTAGCAGCACCATCTGCTCCACTTTGAGTAAGTCTTATTTTTTCTTCGTCAGAATTATCACCATCAACACAAGATATAGAATACGAGTTCTGTGTATTAGTATCTGAAGTTACAAACCCACTTGAACTGTTATCGTAGTTAGATAAATCATTATCTACAACAAAATCCATATTATTATTAGCATCATCATAAGTAACGCTAATTAAAGTTTTAGTACCACCAGTTGCCACTAACGGACCAGCAATATCTTGAACCTGTTCAGTGGTCAACACAGTATCTGTGTCTGTAATGGTATTAGTAAAAGTTATTTTATCTCCACTTCTAGCTATTGATAATCCTGTTCCAGCTTCTAATACAATGTCATCTGTAGATGCGTCGCTACCTGTTAACCTTATTTTTTCTTCATCATTGTTATCTCCGTCTACACAAGAAACATTGTACGTAGTATTAGTATCTGTTGGTACAGCTGCTTTTACAATTTTATTATTTGAATCTAATCCTAAATTACCACCACTAGCTATAGTGCCAGAATCTACGTCTTCTAAGAAAACATCATTACGAAATCTTGATATAAAATTTTGTATAAATTGACCTATAAATTTCATAAATTAAGTATTTATAAAAACGTCTACCGTATCAGAGCCTCCTACTTTTATTTGCAAACTAAAACTAGAATCTATTTTTAATATACCTGGATCATCTATAAGTATAGATGTTTTAGAAGGTAAACTTAACGCATTTAAAATTTTAAAGTTTTCAGATCCAGTAGAAGTTGACTTTACTAAAGACAATGTTATTTCTGCAGCATTAGAACCATGTATATTAGTTATTAAAATAGAATTAATTTTACTAGGTATTGATCCAGCAGATAATAATTCTACTAGAGGAAGTGTAGATCCTACTACGTTATAAAACCTAGTAATAGCCATTTTAGCTAAATACTTGAAATTCTACAGTCATATCAGTAGAAACGCTTGGAGTAACACAAATATCGTCATCTACATCCCAAGGAAACCACATCCAGTCTCCACCATATAACCTACCTATTTCTTCTGTGTCAGTTGGTGAACCTGCGCCTGCATTACCTATAGTTATATTAAAAAATTCTGTATGATCTGTTGAAGGATTATTTATATATACATAAGCGTGAGTTGTTGAAACACTACCAGTAGTAATTAAATCTACTTGATCAGTGCTAGACAATACTTTTGTTACAGATGTCATAGTGTTTAAACCTGTTGTAGTACCCGCTGTGTAAAGTGTAGATGTATTACTTACACTTACATTGCTTTCAGCTATATCACTTGATATATTTATTGTTGCCGTTGTTGTTGCCATATTAAATTATTTTATGCGTTAGTTAAAAAATCAGTATCTTCGTGGAATAAAGCGTATTCTACAGGTATATCACCAGTTGATGAGCTCCAGTTTGTAGCTGCAACTTTTATACTAGCTGAAGTATCTGTTTGGCTCCAAGGAATAAAAATCCAGTCACCAGCATAAAGTTTACCTATTGTTTGCGCATTTATCATAACTGTTAAATACAATGAAGGATCAGTAGCTTTGTTTATGATATAAACTTTAGATGCTAAATTATCACCTTCAGCATTTGCTGCTAGTAAAACTTTATTTGATGTTGACCTTAGATGTACTCTGTTTAATCCAATTGTTTGATCTAAATCTGTTGTTGTGCCTGCTTTTGTACATGTAGCAGTTTTAGAAACATTTACTGGATCACCAGCAATGTCTGCACTCGTTAATGTAATCGTTGCTGTTGTTGCCATATTTATTATTGTTTATTTAGTTATTATTTTATTCGTCTACGAATAGCATGTGTTCTAGTACCATTCCATTTGCACTAGGATCTATTTTAATATCACAGTCATTATCATGTGCTGACCAAGGAAAAAACGCCCAATCTCCTGCATAAAGCCTACCTATTATCTCGGCGTTAACTGTTATTAAAAAAAACTCGTCAGCTGTAGTTGAAGTGTTTTTTAAATATACTTTATGAGCTTTGTCTGCTGTAAAACTAGAACCGTCAAATAAAGTATACTCTGCGTGACCTGACGCTAATTTTTTTCTACTTAAACCTTGAGCTTGTGTTAAGCCAGTTGCAGTATCTGCAGCTGTTAAAGTAGCTGTTGTTGATAACGCTAATTCGTCTGACAGTAAATCAGTACTACTCATTGTTATTGTTGCTGTAGTTGTTGCCATAATTTTCTTATTTTATTAATTTTCTTTTTACACTACCATCACTGTAAATATATAGTAATAGCTTGTTTTTAGTTATTTTAGTTGGTCTACCTAATAAATCTGTAATAGCTATTAGTTTTTGTTTTGTTTGAGTTCTACTTAATAATGGCCCAGACCAATTGCCACTGCAGTAATCGTAAGTAGCTTGACATATAGTATCCCAAGCGTTTTCACAACAATACTCATCTACTTCTAATACCCAAGCGTAACAAGGATCATTTAACCAATAAGGTATACCAGGACCAGTAATACAACCAGCATTATAAAGACAAGAGCTAGAATCGTTGAGGTTTGCCATGATATCGTAATTCCAAGCATTCGGGTCCATACAACCATACACAACTTGGATACAAGAACCGTTGTCTGTATTAGCGTTTGGATTATAATTAAAAGCGGTAGAATCAGTACAACCATAAAAATATGGAATACAATTACCATTATCTGTGTTAGCATTTGGATCATAATTAAACATTGTTGGATCTATACAGCCATATATATAAGGAACACAACTTCCATCGTCAGTGTTTGCATTAGGATCATAATTAAAGGCTAAAGGCTGCATACAGCCTAGTATTACAGGTGTGCAACCACCATTATCTACATTAGCTAAACTATCATAATTAAACGCGGTAGAGTCCATACAACCAAACACAGCTACATCAACACATGAACCATCATCAATACCAGCTACATATCCTTGAGTATAATACTGTAAATAACCAGGATTAGTACAACCAGGATTATAATAACAAGTGTCATCAGTATTAGCTAATACATTATAATTATAAGCTAAAGAATCCATACACCCTATTACTACTGGTATACATTCATTACCACAATAAGGCTGTGCTTCATATATGTCTAAATCACTTTTATAATTTCTTAATTTATTTTCATTTGGACCAGGCCAAGGATTATTACCTTCATGTATTATAACACCATAGTAATTTTCTACTTTAAAAGAGTTTTGTATTGTTTGTATATCTAACTGTTGTGGGTTTTGTTGAGGTGTAGGTATTTCAAAGTAGTAAAAATACACTTCATCATTAGAATTAAGAACTAATTTAAAAGTGTCAGAATAAACACCATTATCAATTATTTTAAATTGCCATAATGAATCTCCTTGTTCTACGCCTAACCAACAGTTACCCCACGAATCACCACCATCATCAAACAATATTAAATCGTAAGTACAAGGCGAAGTTTTTAACATACGATCTGCATTTGGATCATAATTAAATGCTGTTGAGTCTGTACAACCATAAGTAGCTAATGTCATACAACTTCCATCATCAACTGTAGCTAAAGAATCGTATTCTATGTAAGACGGAGTAGTACATCCATATATTATAGTATCATTATTACATTGATCAGACACGTAAGGATTAGAAGAAGCTGTATAACCAAAGTTTGGTGGACTTAATAAAAACACAGTATCTTCACAATCTATATTTGTAACTAAACAACCACCAACAACTGATCCACCACCAATACCATCACCATATGTATCGTTGATAGTAAATACTAATGTATCTCCTATTGGTGCACAAACTTGAGTATGTATTGTTTGCCCTGTTTGAGTGTAATCGTAAGTACCGCTTGGCACAGAATATACAACACTACCATTAGCGGTTATTTCCCAAGATGTTTCACTTGGCCAGTTATCTAACTTAATAGCTACATCAAGCAACGTTTCTATTGAATCATTACAAGCAATATCCATTACACAACTACCATTGTCAACATTTGCCCATGGATTATAATTAGTAGCATTAGGATCAATACAACCATAAACATAAATACAACTACCATTATCATGTGTAGCTGTTGAGTCGTAATTAGATGATACTGTGTCAGTGCATCCATATATAACTGTGTAAGGATCGCTAATCATTATATCATCTATAGATATATCACTAGTATAACTTGGTCCTGTTACAGCTTTAAATTTTATTTTAAATGGTATATTTGATGTTATTGGATAATAAGCCAACTTCCATTGATCTCCTTGGTTTCCAGATATAGTATCTAGTACTGTGTAACCAGCGCTATCTAATACACCTATTTCTAAATCACCCATAGCGGCACCATACATATGATACCAAAAAGATAATACTTTGCTAGGTGTTTGTGATATGTCAAACGTTGGTGTGTATATTGTAAAAACTTTACCACCATAATTTTGGCCAGAAGATTCCACGTAAAAATAAACACCATTACCCGTCGTATGATCGCCTGATGGTCCTGTGTTAAAAGAACTAGTTGGTCCTTGCTGTAAAAGCCAATTACCAAAATCATTAGTGTCTTGTTCTAACTCAACACCGTTTTCAAAATCATAAACCCATGGAAAGTTATTTACAACTTGTCCAAAGCTAAACATTGGTAATAATATTAATAATAAAATTCTAATCATTTTTCTCCACATTTTTTCTTTGGATTATTTACTTGTCTCCAGTCTTCTTTTTGAAACCAATCACGTAATGTAGCACCTTTTTTACGAGCACCTTTTACATTTGTTTTTGAAGAACGCTTGTATTTACCAGCTTTACCAGATTTTTGTTTAGCAGCAACTAAACGTTGTCTTTCTTTTTTACTCATACTAGCAATTTTAGCGGCAGGTAAACACGTTTTACGCGTACCGCCGCCTTTTTGCTTTTTCTTTATAGGATTGTTCTTCTGAACGTACACTATTACTTCTTTTTCATCTTCATACCAGCAGCTTTCTTCATCATCATAGCCGCTTTTTTCATCATCATGCCTGATTTTTTCATTTTCATAGCTGATTCTTTCTTAAGTTTCATAGCAGCTTTTTTCATAGTCATAGCTGAGTCTTTCATTTTTTTCATTTTCATAGCTGAAGCTTTTTTCATTTTAGCCATTGATTCTTTTTTCATTGGTGGACCAGCCTTTTCAACAGCAGCTTTAAGCTTTGGGTTTTTATCTAATTTACCAGCAGCAGCTGCAGCTTTCATTTTTTTGTTAAATTTTGTTGGTGCTTTTTTCATTTTAAATTTTGTTTTTTATATGTTTAAACATTGAGTTACCTAATTCTTCGCCCATTTTACTGTCTGACTTATAGTGAGCGTGGGCAACTCGTCTACTATAAGAGATGTTTTTAGCTGTCTGCATGAAAGCAGATTTGCCATATTTCATTTTTAACGCACTACCTATTAACACACCTTGAACAGAATGTCCAGATGGGTATGAAGGTGTTTTCATAGACTTCATTACAAAAGCTGATAATTTTTTATCTAACTCGTATGGTCTTTTTCTATCGTGGTATTTTTTTAGCTTTAATATTACAGGCGCTGACTCTTTTATAAGCTTTTTAGCTATACTTTTATCATAATTTTCTACACCTTGTTCTTTAGCTGTTTTAGCAAACGCAGCTTCTATATCGTCATATTTTTTTACAAAGTCTTTTTTTAAAGGTATTTTTTTAAGCTCGTTTATTTCTGTACGAGTAGTATAACCACTATCAACAGGTGGTTTCTTTTTCTTAAAAGGTTTTATATCAAAGTCTTCAAACATTATTTCTTTTTTAATCTTCTTAATGCATCTTTACATCTTTTAGCTATGCCAGCTTGTTGAGGTTTACCACCAAACCTTGATCTTTGCTCCATTACAGTTAATATTTGTATTTTTCTAGCGTAAGGCTTACTAATACGTTTTACTTTAGAGCATGTAGCTCTAGCATCAGCTGGTGTTTTGTATTTTATACGTACAGTATCTTTTGGATTTTCATCTGTGTATAAACGTCTTCCGCTACCTTTAGGTTTTTTACCTGTACCAACTATAGGATCTTTACGTTTTTTAGCAGGTGATGGTCTGTTTGTTTGCATATTAATAAACCAATTACATAGTTGTTTGTCTCTAGCTGTAGCTCCTTTACGAGCTTTAAGTTTTCTACACTTAGATATAGTTACATCTCCGCCATAAATTTTATTAATTCTAGCTTTTAAAACACCTCTATACGCTTTACTCATGCTTTATTTTTACCAAAACGTTTTCTAACTATATCTTGAGTCTTTCTCATTTTAGCAGCATAGCTTGGGTTTTTTTTACGATTAAAAACTATTTGTTGATTTAAACTAGCTATTGATCTAGCTAAAGTTTTACGAGTTTTTATTATAAACGTAGCTAATGCTGACGGCGATAAACTTTTAAATTTACCTTTAGCATCTGGTGCGTCTGAGTGTTTAAAATCACCCATACGTTTTTTAAAAGGATTATTGCTTTGGCTGTACATTATTTTTTCTTTTTACCACCACCAAATCTACTTGGTCCACCAGCTCTAGTACATCTTACACCCCAGCCAGAAGCATAAGCACTAGGCCACACTTTAAATTTACGTTTAGCAGCAGCCTTACACGCTGCACTTATTTTTTTTAATGCTGAGCTTTTTTTTAGTTCTTTCATGTGTATTATTTTAACAGTTCCATCTACGTCTAGCGGCTAAACCTCTTTTACTCTTCCAGCCTTTTGATCTAGCGCAAAATGATTTTCTACGTTTAGCTGCTTTACTACCTGGTTTTAATTTAGAAGGTTTAGTTGTTACAGCTGTTTTTAATTTACTACCAGGATTTTTTCTTTTATATTCATCAACACCTTTTTGAGTCATACCACCACCAGCAGCAGCACCTGTACCTGTAGATTTAGCTTTATTAAAGTTTTTACCTCTACCTATAGTTCTTCTAACATCTGGTTTTCTTTTTCTTTTAAATAATGGTGATCCATCATTTCTACGTCTACCACAGCTAGTTACTGGCATAGGATTGCCTTTCTGCACGTATTGCTTTACAGGTGATGGTTCAAACATATTATTTTGTCTTTCGCTTCCAGGCATAATTAAAAGTCACTCATTAATTGATTACTTATCTCTTCTTGTACTTCTTCTCTAGTTGCTATCATTTTAAACGACAAGTCTGCTTGAAACCTAGCAACTTCTTCTCCGTCTTTAAATATAATAATAGTAGGTACTACAGCTATTTTATGTTTTGTAGCAATATCTGGATTTTTAGCTATATCTGTTGTGCCCTTAGTTTTACAGTCTTCTAAATCCATAAACCATGAAACATCGTTAGCACTGTTCCAGCCAGCATTAAAATGTTTTACTTCTATTTGACCGTAAGCTGTGCTAGCAAAAAATACCAACAACATCACAAGTACATAAATAATATATTGTGGCCAAGCTGTTTCTTGTTCTTCCATTATCTATTATATAATTTATCTTCTATTTTTTCTAACGTAACTTTTATTTCTTCTACATCTTTTTGTGTAGTCATAATAGTGTTACGTATCATTTGATCTTTCATATCAAACTCCATACGTGTTACGTCTGGTGGTAATGGCTCTGGTAGTTCTTTTGCTTCAGCAATATCTGCCTGCAAAGTAAACC